CTGTATTATATGCAGAGGCATACCTCTTAAAATAATCTAACTTTCCACACGCAATGTCATCCATTAACATTAATGTTGCTTCTTTTATATCTGTAGGAACAACCTTATATCCTGCCTCTACCACAAACGTATAGTCTGCACTCTTAGAAAATGTATTACCCCAGCCAATTGGACCAAGCCAGTCTGATTGTGCGGTAGGCATCATAAGGGGTGCTTGATCTGCTCTATTGTAAGCACCTATAATTTCTTGAATAATGGCAGTTTTGTTGTCACTTAACTTATAGGTAACTCCAAAAATTGCTGGCTCTTCTAAGGAAGAATCATACCAAAGTTCGTTGTTTTGATATACCTTTAATATTTTACGTGCTCTATGCTTGATTGGAGCGTAGTCTGTGTTAAGTCCAGTATGCTCTATTGTTTCAGTTTTATAATAAAATCCACCAGTAATGGTATCAATAATTAATCTTGCTGTTAATTCTCTTTGAGTGATTTCCGATATTTCTGTTGCTGTTGTTCCAAGACTTGATGGATCAACATACGGCCTTGTAATTTCAAGCATATCTTCTACTACAATGTCTCCTGAAACTTTTGAAACTGTTCCAACTGGAGAAACTGCTGCTGAAGCAACGTTGGTTGCTGTTTTTGCGTAAGATATAGTCGTAGATGTTTTTGCAGTAATTGTTTGTGTACCATTAAAGGTTTCACTAACTCCAGTTACAATAACTGAGTCTCCAACAACAAAAGGGTGGGCAGCCGATGTTGTTAATGTGGCAACATTTGAAGTTAATGATCTGTTTGTTATAGAAGCAAGGTCAACCTCTTGAATTCTTAACGCATAAACTTTATCGTATAAATGCCACCCATCTGTTTCAAACGTATAGTTTATTTTTTTGCCTGTTGTTGATGTTATTCTTTCTTCTAAAATAACTATATCTCTATCTTCGTCTTCAATAATCAAATCATATGCTGTAGATGCTGCTGGTACATCATAGGAAATGCTTAACGGGTAAGGTGGAAGACGGAGTATTTTCATTTATTTTTGCCGTAGTATTTTGCTAATTCAACGGCGCTAACCTCTCGTACAGACTTAGATTGTAAAAATACCTCTAAATTTTCTTTATCAATAATAGAAAATCCTTGATCAACATGTCCATATCCTTCAAAATATAAATTTTTTTCAGAATAAATGACTGTTTGATCGTTAACATCAGCCTTTGATGTTACTTTCTTGTTTGTAGTTGCCATGTGTTATGCTCCTTAATCGTACCCTAATTATAGCAGATTGTTAAAAAGGGCAGAGGAAGAATCCCCTGCCCTAATTAATTCCTTAGTGATTAGGAAGCAGCAATGTCCTTATAGGCAATTGCATCTTCTTCTTCAATCTGGATACCGAAACGGACAAACACTGTGTATTCGATAGTATCTTTCTTTGGTTGATACTGACGATTTACAGTGATATCGCGCTGGAATCCCCAGATACGGTTTGCTGGGAATGTCAAATCGACATAATCTGCTGGATAGTAAGGAACTTCCATTACGTCAACGCCGAGTACACGAGTGGTACGGGCTCCGCCGAATGTCTGTCCTTGACCATCAAGATATGCTTGACGATTTGCTTGTGTGCTACCTGTACGGCTTGAGAAAGCCTCAGAAATAGCATCAGCAAGAGTACCGTTGTTGCGAACAATGCTCTGGAACACATCTGTACCTGCATAGAACTTAAGATTATTCTTAAGTGCACGATACTTACGTGGCATTGCATTGATGATACCCTGCATAACTGGTGTTGTCCAGTTATCAGATGTAACGGCTGGAAGCACAGAGTCGTGTGCATCTCCGTTAGTTGTAATCATGTGGTGGAAACCGTCCATAATTGACAAGAAGTTTCCTGTTGAACCATCTCCGTTAATAGCCAAATCTTCGATATCATTACCGAATGCATTGGTCATCAAACGAACAAGATGATCTTCAAGTGCTGCACCTTCAACGTTGTCTTCAAGTGCTTCTGTAGTAACTTCCCAATCAAGACGAATCTTCTTGGTTGTGAGTTCTACCTTCGTGAACTGTGCACCAGCGTTGGTGTAAGCACCATCACCTTGAGCAGCAGCGCGAAGGACACGCTCACCAACGTTAACTTTTTCAAGTTCCATTGTGTTGGCTCGCATAGTAACTCTACGGCCATCTTTAGCGAGAACTGTAGCATCCCAGACATAATCAATAAATTGACGTGCCTGTTCTGGTCTCAGAATTCCACTAGCAGCAGATCCCGAAGGATTTACAGCGTTTGCACCAGTTGTTACACCGAATTGTGCGGTTGGGATGTTACCCAAGGTGTCTGCACCTGGAGTAGAAACACCACCGATTCCACCAGAAGCAAAGCCACCATCCGCGTTATATAAACCCGAGTCTGATGCGCCTGCGCTACCTGGTTGATTCTTAATAATTTCTTCTGACATATTGTTCACCTCCTAGTGAATTTACCTTATTTGAATAGGTCAGTTGTGAGGAAACGACCGCCCCATAAGGATTTCTGTACCATTTCTGGCTCCTGAACGATCTCGCCTAGATCTCCAGACTTTCGGAAAGCAGTATCTTGCTCTACAGCATCTACTCTCTTTCCAAACTCAGCATTACTTTCTTTGACGTTCTTAACCTCTTTAGATACGTCTGTAATGGACTTGCTTAATTCAGCAACTTGAGTCTGGACCATTTTCATGGTCTCTTCATTCAAGGACTTAATAGTTGCTGCTAGATCGCCAAAGGCACTCGCAAGAGTTTCTTTAATTTCGGCAACTGCATTGACTACTACCTCGTCAGATTTTACAATTTCTTCAGTTGCTTTTGCAACTTCATCTGACTTAGCAAGTTCAGTCTCAACAACTGCTTCGGCTGTCTCAGTTGTTTCAGCAACAAGTGCTTCTTCAACCTCAACACTCTTGGTAACAGTTTCAACATCTGTTGCCTTTGGAGCGACCTCAACATCTTTAACAACTTCCGTTGTTTCATTTGTCATAGGACTTACCTCCTTTTGAATCTCAGTTGTACTAATACCTTTGGCACTATCAACTAAGAACTTTATCATGTTTGTTTTTTCATCATCACTTTTCTCAACAAAACCTATATTTTTCATTGCCTGTCCAGAAGTGGGGCTAACTTCTGTTTCATTTTCTGAAACCATAACAAGGCCAGACTCACTGTCCCAAAATACATTTTCTACAACAATATCTGCTGCAGAACCCTTAAAAACATTTATCCCATCTACTTTTTCAATAGAAATAATGCTTGCAAATTGATTTGCTGGGCTATCAACAAGTGAAAGTTCTATAAGATCATAGTCTTTAATAATTCTAATTGGCTTATCCATTTTTTCATCATAGCCATCGTCCCACGTGTTCATTCTTCCGCCAATTGAAAAACCTGTATATGTCCCATCCAATACTTTCTCCCACGCATTTTGTGCGCCTTTTGATACATATGCAGAAACAAAAACACCAGAATAAAACTTCTTTGACTCTGGATCAAAATATTTATCTTCTTTAAATGCCACCATTTTGCCTACTGCAGATGGTTGATGCATTTCACGGATGTTTCCTCTAAACTTAGAAAAAGCCTTTAAACTAGCGTCACTTGTGACAATATCGTTTTGTACGTCAAGATTGTCAAGTGTCGCAAAACCTGACACAACTCTACGTTCTTTGTCAACCTTAGCAAAAGGCATTGACAACCTTAAGTTGTCTCCTTCTGTTGACCAATGGGCTTTGTTAATGATACTCATATCACATCCATTATATCAACTTTTTTACGACTTTGTTGATATTATGTGGAAGATCTTCCCTCTCCCTGTGCATTTCTTCCAGAAATTGTGGAAGGAGAGTCTGAGTTGTTGTTTGTTCTTTCAGCATCTCTTTGTCTATTCCCAGAAATATTTGCTCTAGCATCTGTTGCTTGTCTTGCAGACATCTCAAATGGTGCGTCTCCATCTGGTCTTTGTGGCAAACCAATAACTTCTCTAGCCTCATTTGGCATCATAACCTGAGTCTTTACATATCTTTCAAGAATTTGAGACTGTGCGATTTCATCAGTGAGTGTAAGTTCATTAAACTTAAGTTCAAGGACATCTGTTTTTTCACGCACTACTTTATTGATAAGTTTTTCTAGTTCTTGTTGTGCTGGTCTAGCAACCTGCTCTTTAAATGTTCTATCTTGTGACAAAGCAGCAGCAATAGATCCACTATCTGCTCCGCCAAGTTTAGAGATAGGAACTTGATGGGCAATCAAAATATCATCACGATTTCTAATTCTATATTCATTAAATGAAGCCTCTTGAATTCCATTTTCAATTGGATCCATCTTAAATTCAACTTTGTTGTTTTCACTATCTCCAGGAAGTGGGATATAAAGTGTTCTATGAGACTGCGACTTTAGACCAGTCTGCAAGAATCTAAACATCTTGTCTTCTGCATCAGCAGATAACTTTGCACCCTTAAGAGTAATTATGTATCTAGGAACTGCTTTATTTTCAAAATAATCAATGTTATATTGTGTTGCTAATTGATCTCCAACAAGGGATGGTAATGCAGCAATAATATCTGGTACACCATAATATGTGTTTAATGGTGAATATTGTTTAAAGTGAATAATCTCATTTGCTCTACGATCTGTTGTAATTGGATTTACATTCTTTGCCCCAAAATTTCTAAAGTAAATTACAGATGGACCAATAATTTGAACATAGCCATCTTTTAGTCTACGAATACGAATTGTTGTTGCTGGAATATGTCCAACATAACCAATCTCACCAGTAACTGTACGACCAATTTCCATATAGCCATTTCCAGTTGCTTGCATATCTACATAAATTTTTTCCATTGTTTTTGTAAAACTATCGTCATCATTTAGGCTTTCTAACCAATCTTTCATTTCAATCTTTGCTCGTTCAATGCGTTTTCTTGCTCTACCCAATGAAGTTTCATCTTCAACGTTTTCAAGTTTAAGCATTGTTCGTGAACCTAAAACAAAGTCATATCCAAGACCTACGACATTTTCTACTTTTGCATCAATCGCTGCATGATTTGCAAATGAAGTATCATAGTAGTTTGCCAATTCGTAAAGATTGTATGGTGGTGTAATAACATCAAATAGTCCGTAACCATTTCTAATTACTGCGCCAGGATTTATAGCCTTTGATCTTGCATCTTCAACACCCGATGGACTTGAGTTTGCACTATTAAGATATGCGGTTGCTGCTGTATCTACCTTGCTTAAACTTCTTGATGTGCGTCTTTTAAAGTTTTGATCTAAATTTACTAAACCCTTTAAATCATCCCAAGACTTTCCAAAAGGATCGCTCTTCTTAAAGGTATCATCTTTTTCTACTGGATCGCTAATTGAGGCGCCAAGAATGTAATCTTCATTCATTATTCTTCACCATGTGTCTTTAATGTTTGCTGTGCATCATAAACTGCACCAAGATCGTTCATATTTGGAATAAGACCTTCACGCATTCTTGATAGTTGTTCTGTATATTCCATTTCACTTACTCTTTTAATTCCTGGATGAAATGCTGCATGACCACCTTCACATCCATAATATTCCGCTGATCTTCTTAACTCAGCCATTTTTTGTAAATCGCCACGCATTGATGGTATGTTAAGAAGGTTTCCATGACCATCTCCAAACGCTTTTCCATTAGGTTTCATCCAAATATAAATACCCCAGTCGTAACCTTTTTCAATTACTTTGAGTTTAGATTTACCGAGTTTTTCTGGTTTTGGCTTATTCATAACCACAAGTATACCATATTATGCTGGAGTTATAACGTACTCTTGCCAGGAAGCATCCTGGTATGAGGCTACGCTATTTGACACTATCTTAAAATCACTATTTAAATCGTCAACAACTATGGTTCTACTTCCAATATAAGTTTTGTACACTTCTGAAGGATCTACTATGTACCTAGAGTCTCTAGACCTAATTAATAGATTGTTCCAATCGCCTTCATTTTCCCATATTTGCCAACTTGCTCCTTCATCTTCAACTTCTTGCCAAGTTCGTAACACTAATCTTTGAACAACCTGCAAAGGTGTGCCTTGATAAAAAGAAATATTATTAAACATCATAAGATATTTTAAAACAATACTTCCAGAGTAATTATTAAAACTTAAAGACGAGTTAAAAGAAATTCCAAGAGAGTACCATTGCTGTATATCCATAACGGGCTCTCCAACTAACTTACCATTTAAATAATAAGATAAATCTGTAAAAATAGATCCAGTGGACCTTGTCTTGGCAAATATCACTCCTCGTTTTGCACTTGATGAGTTTGCCTTTATATAAAAATCTAAAGAATCCGTTTTATAATTTATTTCAAATATTTTAACTGGATCTTGAGGAAAAGCAAACAGATCACACCTTGTAAAAATCTGAAATGCGCTTAACGAATACTGCTCGATAGATGTAGAAGAAATTGGAATTGAAATTCCTCTTTCAATATCATTAATGCCATTTCTTAGTTCTAGTCCGCTTTTTCTAGTTAAATATAAATAAGGCGTATTGTCTTTATCAATAATTAAAGGATTCTTTCCTTTATAATTTGTATAAAATCCTACCTTTTTAAATGGATAAATATCTGTTCCATGTTTAGTTCCTATTGGAGTATTTGAATTATAATTAAGTGTTTTTGCAGCAAACTCTAGTTTTCTTAAAAAAACTTTTTTCTTTAAAATACTTTTAACTTTAAAGTTAACAAAATAAATTAAAGACATGT